TGGAAAGTTCCCTATAGTTTTCGTCTTGCATTACCTGTTCGGGGCGTATGTCAGAACAGGTCAAAGCTAGGCTGTGTAGTGTCCGGAAGTAGAACAAGTCCTTCTTGGGATCTAAACCAAAGCGTTTCGCGGCGCGTTCTTTTGCTTCGTTGGCGGCTTTGCGTGTAAAAGCTAGGAAGGCTATGTTCATTGGGGCCACGCCCTTTTGGAGCGCGTCGTCAACCATGTTAAGAAGTCTGGTTGTCTTTCCCGTTCCGGGAGGGCCGAATATCCTGAACATTTTTCTTCTCCCTTTCGTAAATCTGCCACACGCGCTGTTTGCTTATTTTAAACCATTTAGCGACGGCGGTTTTTGTCATGTGATGTTCGTCGATCATTCGGACGATCTCTGCGTTTCGCATCTTTTTAAGAACTGTGTCTGTCAAAACGGACTCTCCTGTTTTGGAGTAAAGTCTGGGGTTGTTATATCTATGTCCCCAATCTCAAATGCTGGGATCTGCCAGACCCGCACTGCGCGGCCTTTGATCTTCAGAACGGTGCTATCGCCGTTAATGTCACGCAGGCGCTGGGCAATTCGGTGGGACTTGTACTCAAAGAATTTGTTCTTCTTTAGAAAGTTTTCGAAGTCTTTTAGGCGGAAGAAGGTTACCATTGCGTCTTCGTCGGTCCAAGGGCGGCGGAGTAAGATCTCTTCTTTATCCTGCGCCTGCTGTAGGAAACGACAGAACTCTTCGAGGTAGTCGTAGAACTGACCGCTAACACTGGCATCCACTGCTACTTCCATGATGGCGCTTTCGTTCTCGCGCATTTCGGTAAGCAGAGAACTGATACGGCCTTCCCACTGTTGCTTTGCGGCGCTTCGCGGCATGAAGTTGAGTTGCTCCATGCAGGCTTTCTGAAAAAGCGGCTGGCTCATCAGGGCGTCAGTGTCTAGCTCCAGCGGCTCGCCGTTTACATCCATAAACCAGACAGGCGGCGTTGAGTTATACTTACGCAGATTTGCTACCGTTGCATTCTGCACAGCGGAGCCGATACCAAACTTACGGGTCTGGCATAGCTCTTTGTTACAGTGCGCGTTGATAGGCGCGTCGCTACAGCGGTAGGCGTAATCTTTGCGCTCAAGCTGTTTCGCAACGACCATAACTTCTGATAACGGCAACGGCGGCTCAAAATACTGCATATTGTAGGTCAGGATCTCTGTCTCCCAGCTATCTGGGAACGCCTTGCGAAGGTATACGCCTATATTAAACAGACCGTTATTGCGCCCACCCTCAGAGATTTTCTCTTTGACTAGGTGCTGTAGGCACGGCGGGCCGTCTCTTACGGGCGTTGCTTCGGTTGCTTCTGTTATCTGAAGCTTCTGGATCTGCTCTGGCGTTTGAGCGTGGGTTTCATATAGCTCAAAGAACTCTTCTAGCGTGGCCGAAGTGCCGTCGTCTAGGATGCCGTAGCGCAAACCGTCTTCTGCATTATAGTAAGGTAGGTTTAGAAAGTTGCCTACATCTCCACGATCTAAGTGAAGTTTGATCTGCTTTGGAAATATCTCACTCTCGCCATAGCCCAGCGCGGCGGCTACACTTTTAAGAGACTTCTGCATGTCTTTTGCTTCAACCCAATCTTTACAAAAGAGGAAGCAGTGCGCTCCGCCAGACTTAGAACGACAGACAACGAGCGGAAGTTTAAGCTTCCTGATCTTTTCTAAAAGAACTTTGTGATCCAGCGGGTACTGGTCAATATCTACACAGCCCCACTTGCACATGTTCTCTGCGTTAATCGGGATAATGCCGATAGAGTTTCCCTTACCCGACAGGTGGCCCTCCCACAGACCCGCGTTGCGCGGTTCACGAACGATGCCTGCTTTGCCTGTATTTTTCCCGTTGGACTGAGTTTTCTCAATCCGGTATGTGCCGTAAGCTTCTTTTAGTCCATCAAAGATAGACGAGAACTTTTTAACTGTCATGGTTATGTCCTTGCGGTAGGGACTGCCGAAGCAGCCCCTTAGTAAAACTTAAAACGGTATGTCGTCAGCGCCTTCGCCTTTGTCTTCATCGTTTTGGTGCTTTACAACCACGTCGCCAGTAAGAACGCTTTCTGAGAAAGCTTTTGCCCTAGCGTATACGGAAGCGTCTTGCACGGGGTTTTCGCGGGACATTTCCCAACCGTGCCAGCTACCTTTAGAGTTCTCTTCGGCTTCCGCTTTGATACGGTAGACGTGAGAGAAGCGGGGTGGTGTGAACGGACCGTTCTTACCCTGCATTGTCACTGACTGAATCATGCTGTTCCACTTACGGCTTTTCTTTAGCTGTGTGGACTTCATTGCAATCAGCGCAGTTTCTGTTGAACCGTCTTCGTTGACGATCATAACGTAGTGCTGGTGAGTTTCTTCGATGTAATCACCGTCACCGCCGATAACGTAGTTTTTGTTATCTTCTTTGCTACGCTCAGTCTTTGGCATAGCCGGATCATTTGGCTTATACACATTCATCGGTGCGCCCGTACCAGAACCCCTTGGGACCCACTGAATGAACACGCGCTGATAGGCACAAGGTATTACACTAACACCCTCTTTGCCGCTGATTACAGCGCCCGTGACAGTGTTATAGATGTCACCTTTGCGAGCGGTTTCGTGTGTGTCGAGTAGAGAGTCTAGTCCGCTCAACAGTTTGAGAAACGGTAGAGCAAGATCATCTGATCCTACGTTTTCGTTACCCGCGCCTGCGTCGGCTTCAAACATAGACGCATCAAATGTTGCCACGTCTGATTTACTCGGTTTCGTTACTGCATTCGCCATTATTTTGCTCCTTTAATGATAGCACGTTGACCTACAAAGGCCCCAAAAAGTTCCATTGGAAATTCGTCTCCAGCTTCTACACGTTCCCGTACAAAAGCTTTTAGTGTGCCCGAATGGATGCTTTCATTTTGATCCGCCGGAAACCCTTCTTTAGAAGCAAACGCTTTAAAGGCGCTGGCTTGGTCATCTTCCCCACGACCAAACTCGCAAGAAACAACATTCTTAATAATATCGTCGTAGCCGTTATCCCGCAACCAAGTGTAAGCAGTGAGTCTGTTGGCAACTAGGATGCTGGCTCCATATGTAGGCTTTACGTCTACAGTAGAACCGTCATCTAATGAAAACGACGATAGCCCAAGCTCCTGCATAGCAGAAGGCAGTTCTTCGTCAGTTAGCTTTAGCAAGTCTTTCTTCCGAGATTTAAGATCATTTTCGATCTTCTCGACTTCCTGTTGCGCTGATCGTATTTTTCGGGCTAGGGTAGAGATTCCACCGAGATTGCCCTTTTCGATGGAAGATGCGACGTTCTTTTCAAAGTCGGACTCCATCATAGATAGTATATCATTCATGTTTTTTTCTCTTTCGCTGTTAAAGACCTTTTTATGGCCTTGACAAACACGCTTATATTCTCATAAGATCGTATAGTCAAGCTTCAAAAGGATAAAACTTTGTATAAGTATAAAACTGAACCCTTCGACCATCAGCTTAAAGCGTTAGACGATTCGTGGGACGCGAGCTTCCATGCGTATTTTATGGAGATGGGCACTGGAAAGAGTAAAGTTGCCATAGACAACATAGGCATTCTTTTTGAAAAGGGCGAGATTAAAGCCGCGCTGATTGTTGCACCTAAAGGCGTGTATGACAACTGGGCGCTTGGGGAAATACCACTGCACTTACCAGAGCGCATTGAACGTAAAATAGTAAGTTGGACGCCTTCTTTAAGCAAGAAGTTTTCTGCTGAGTTAGAAGACTTAGTTATGGAAGACTACGACGGGCTAAAGATCTTTGTAATAAACGTAGAGGCGTTCTCCTCTCCCAGAGGTGCGCGAGCGGCGGGCCGTTTTCTTGTGCAGAACCCTGACAATATGATGATCGTAGACGAAAGCACGACGATCAAGAACCGCAAGGCCCAGCGCACGAAGAACTTAATGGTATTGACGAAGTACAGTAAGTACCGCCGCATACTCACTGGTTCTCCTGTGACCAAGAGCCCAATGGATTTGTTCAGTCAGTGCAACTTCTTAGACCCTGCCGCGCTGGGCTATAACAGTTTCTTTGCTTTTCAGAACCGTTACGCTATAGTGCAGAAACGTGTTATGGGGGCGCGTAGTTTTCAAGAAATAACCGGATACCGCAGGCTAGATGAGTTGAACGAGCGTTTGTTTAACTTCTCCACCCGCGTGTTAAAGGAAGACTGCTTAGACCTCCCCGAAAAGATTTATACTCGGCGCAACGTAGAACTGACGGACGAACAGGCCAAGGTCTACACTCAAATGAAAAAGCTGGCTTTAGCCCAACTTGAGAACGGGGATCTTGCAACTACAGAAAGTGTGTTAACGCAGATCATGCGCCTACAGCAAATTTGTTGCGGCTTCTTCCAGCCTGATGTTGGAAAGATACAGCCGCTAAAGAACAACCGTCTGAATGAGCTAACAAGCATTACAGACGAAATATCAGGGAAGGCAATCATTTGGGCTTCGTACACTTACGACATTCAACAGATTTGCCAGACCCTGCGCGACCGTTTCGGGCCCGATTCGGTCGCACTTTATTACGGAGCAACGCCACAGGACGAACGGCAAGAGATCGTTAATCGGTTTCAAGACGAAGACGATCCTCTGCGTTTCTTTGTGGGACAACCCAAGACGGGCGGCTACGGGATTACCCTGACCGCCGCCAATACTGTCATCTACTACAGCAACTCCTATGATCTGGAGATACGACTACAGTCCGAGGACCGCGCTCACCGGATTGGGCAGAAGAATGCTGTAACTTATGTGGATCTTGTGTCGCCCAACACCATAGATGAGAAGGTGCTGGACGCGCTACGCAGTAAGATTGATCTAGCGGGTCAGGTGCTAAAAGAGGACGTTAGCGGTTGGCTTGTTTGATCCAAAACCCTGTTGCTGCATTGGTTGTCCAAAGCTACCTATTCCATAACTTGTTGGTTGCACCTCTCGCCCGTAAGGTTGCACCTCTCGCCC